AGCCACGCGTTGCGAGTTTGTCAATGAAGTTTTTAATGGATATGAAGGTTGGGAGATTCAGATCGACATCAAGTGTCGACGTCTGACGCAGGACCTTATATACCAGTTGCGCAATGAGGACGGAACCAAAAGCAAGCATAAAGTAACTGACCCCAAAACAGGAGTCAAATACGAAAGATACGGACATCTCTCAGACTGTCTTGATTACCTGTTGTGCTTTTACCTGCGTGACAGTTGGTACAAATACAAAAATGGCGGTGACGGCAATGGCTATGTGGTATCTACCACTGTGATACAGGAAGGATTTTCATACTAATATAAGGACGACATGTACAGACGTTTTCTCAATAACAATGACTATCTGGGGATAATCACTCCGGAGGCTCTTTCCCAACTGACAAGGGGGAACGAAGACCGTTTCATCCAGGCGGAAGAATCGGCCGAGATGAGCGTTGTGGAGTACCTGTCCGAGAACTATGAGGTTGAAAAGGAACTTGCCAAGGGTAAATATATTGCCGAATATAATCGGCGTATTACCTATCCGGTAGGCGTGCATATCTATTTTGATGGACAGATTTATGAGGTTATCCGTTCCATCAGTGGATATCGCAAGCCGGCAACAGGTCAATATTGGGAAGAATATTCGGGAATTGACCTTGATGCTTGTCACGTATCCTGTTATTCGCAGTTCAACACCTATTATCCCGGAGACAAGGTGAATTACAATGACGTGATTTATGTCTGTCTCAAAGAGAACGGCTACAAATTCGATGATATTCGCATTCCGATGGTGAATGGCTGGCTGGAAGCTGAAATCGCACCGTGGAAACCTATGGAATATCCCCTATGGAGTGTTGTGGAGTATGACAACGGATTTTTTACGCTGATAACAATGGATAACTTCGACAGCAACCTCGATCCGATGACATCGGACAGCTGGGGCGCCATAGCTGATTATGATCCCGAGTACAATGCTTATGAGTTGTCAGAAAATGAATATGTGGTTTATGGTGGACGTGTTTTTTACCCGGAAACAGACGTAAACGCCGACATACCACAAGTCGGGCGGAACATTTCGCCGCATGATCCCCGCAACTACAACCTCAAGAAACATATGGTGCGGTTGGCGCTGTACGAACTCACGAAACTCATTGCGCCGAACAATGTCAGCGTAGTCCGTATGCGCGATTATGAGGATTCAATGAAATGGCTCAATGATGCAGCCAAACTGCGTCTCAATCCGCAGATTCCACGCAAACTCGACGCGACGAAAAAGCCCGTCACCGACTGGCAACTGGCTACCTTCCAAACGGATTATGATCCGTACAAAAATCCGTGGATGGTATAAGGTTAATCCTGTTTAATTCAACAAGAATAAGGCATATCCCGTTCTACATTATTTTGACAGATAAGATATCTTTTGAATGTACAAACGAGATTGTCCCAACATAAACATTTCCATTTGGAGGAAATAATGGAATCCACGGAACGTATTTGTTTCAATATATGCTTATATGGTCAATCGCTGATCATAATAAGAGGTTATGCATTGCATTACGATGCTTTTCCTCGGGATGGTCGATGATGCCATAACTTTTGTCAAGACACATAATTCCTATATTTGCATATCTGAAGAATTTGAGGACTCCTTCCCAGACACACTTTCTAAAACACTACCTCCAGCGCAACGAAAGCTCTTCGTTTGACTCATTTCCCTTTTTGCATCTGAATATATTCCGTATACTTAATGTCTACATATGGGTTGTCGCTGGATATGGACTGATGAATGGCCTTAACTCGTTTCCAGAACCACCACCCCTTGTATTCTACCCATATAGCCTGATTTAATGTTACGGGAACCCGGATTTGGCCCTTTAATCGGCTATCCTCAATCATTCCGGTAAGTTGGATGTGCGGAGTGATCATCTCCACTTTTTGCCGGAGCAGCGGAACGGTATCGCGTATAAAGACCGTATCCTTCACGACAGCATCAATCGGGCCTTCCACTTCCAACTGGTGCTTGGCGGCGGCTTCGAGATTCTTGATCTTCACCCCAAGTTTTTTTATGGTCTCGGCATCCTGTGCACGGAAGCGTTTGTACTCTTCCACCGTCAGCCGTAACCCTTTGGTATCGACAGCGAGTGTTGTGGAATCGATACGCATACGGCGCACCTCAGACAGCAAAGCTGTATTGTTTGCCTGGTAGCGGTCTCTTTCGTTTGCCAGGTGTACGTTCCTGCGATATTGAATATAGATAATGCCCGACAGTAACAATACTGCCACGATCAGATACTTTGACAATACTTTACTCATAGACTACCGCGCTTTCAGGAATGAACCAAATAAACTCGCCCAAATAAGTTTCTTCAAGGAGTACCATGCCACCATGAGGGGCGTTTCCCAAAAAGGAGAGATCCTCAACGACAAGCCCTTTGCGTCCGACAAGTTCGTCCAAACGCATTTGGGTCAGTTCGTCAGAGGCGACAATAGTTACATATGCATTCTTTATCATAACATTCGATTCTCGTTTGTTCCTTTCAATGTTGTGACTGGCACTTAAGCAACTCTCGTATATCCGCGCGAATCTCATGCAAATCATTTTGAACTGTATTGAGCTGCATCATAGTCGCTTCAAAGACAGACTTGTCGAGCTTCATGGCATTGATACGATCATACTGATCTTTGATAGTCGCTTCCAAACCGGCACATTTGGTTTCCAGTTCCGCAATTTGAGCCGTGTTGTTGATATGCTGAATATAGAGGGTCAGCGCGAACGTCAGTACCGCAACAATGATTTTGAAATACTTGATTACGAATTCTTTCAGTTGTTCCATAATGATAGTATTATTCGATTAGTATTGAGAATGCTTCTTTTATCGCTCTTAAAAGCAATTCAGCCGCGGCACTGTCCCAGAATCCATAAACCACAAGTGCGACCAGAATCACCAGATATACCCACCATGCCACCTCATTTTTATCAATCTTCCTTTTCTTCATCTTGAGGCGGGTTAGTAGGAACAATCACATTGAATATTACATTTCCGTCACCCCCCTCTATGCGCAGTCGGCTTTCTTCCTTGTGTTTGATGGGGAAAATATCCATCAGCGCTTTGGCGGCGTTTACGGAAACTGCCCTGAGAGGAGCTGGTGAGAGGGGAACACCGAAACGGTCTGTAAAATCTGCCGTTGCCGTTTCGTCCATGACGGCTTTCAATGTCTCGGTAACTTGAAGTTTCACGGCCATAGTTTCCATCTCAAACCGCTCCGACGAAAGCAGGCTTTTGATATGAGCCAGCACATGAGGCTTGTTCATGAGGTAGTTAGCGGCCGCATTTGGGTTTTTGATATGCTTTTCTCCAAATACTTCGACATAACATTTTTTCGGGCGACCGGCAAACTCCAGCCCACCGTTTACATACAGCTCGCAGAATTGAAGTTCCTCCTCAGAGAGCTGTTTAAGTTCCTTATTTTCTTTTGTATTATTTGTTCCCTGCATAGTTGCTCTTTCTTTATTCAAGAATAGGCTCATTCTCTTTTTGGGGTTTTCAGAAATTCGGATTTCTCCTGTATCAACTGTTCCATCAGCGCCTCGTAAAAGACCTGAGCCAGCGCATCAGCACAGGCCTCAGCATCAGCCAATGAGTTGATAAGACGCATATTGAACTTGATTTCGAGATCATAGCCGCTAATAACTGCCATGAGCTCGTTCCCATCATAGTTTACCGCCCCATAAGTCATTCTGTCGGCAGTCCTGAACGTAATGGTTTCGGGGACTTGCTCGTTTGCCGTTTTGTCACTTTCTTTCATATACAGTCGCTATATTTTGAAATATTTTCGTGTTTTTTCCTTTTTACGGGTAAGCATTTCCTGTCCTTCCGAGTTTCGCAATCTTGAGGTAAAGACGCCCAGGACGTCAAGTGTGGCTGTTACATCGGCTGCCGCGTCATGAGCATCGTCCAGTTCCACCCCGACCCTTGCGGCCACCATCTCCAACTTGCAGGAGGTTATTTCGGCATCCGACGCGAATGCCAGCCGGCTGATGAAAAGCGTGTCGATGTAATGAGGCTGAAAGTTACCGTAGTAGTCCTTGGTACCTGAAAACACTTTTTCAAATTCCGCGACAAGCCCCGCATAATTCATCAGTTGCTGCATGAACCCGATATCAAACGCGATGTTTTGGCCAATAAGAATGGGCTTGCATGGATGACCCTTCGAGAGTGTATTCCGTTTGGCGAAATCGATGACTGCCCCGGCAATGGCCTGTATGTCGACACCTTGGTTCCGGAGCGTCTCCATAGTGATGGCCGAATACTCCAACGCACTCTGCTCGTATTTCATCGGAGTCTGTTCGTCCCGCGCCTGTTCGTGTCTTGTCCGCAAGACCTTTTTACGGGGGATACCCGTATCTTTCCTGTAATATGGAGAAATGTATGCCTGATAACTGTCTATGGTCTGCCAGGTGTCCAGCCGAACGGCCTGCAACGCTATTTGTGTGCAGGCGCATTCCCGACAATCCAATCCGCCGGTCTCAAAATCGAGACCGATACCGACGTATATTTTCTGTTCTGCTTTGGGTGCCATGATTATGGTAAAATAAACATTAAAGAATTTTTATAGGTCTGCAAAGCGTTACAGCCCATGTAATTGCTGTAGCGGATAACAGCGGTCATAATAACCACCTTGTCTTTCATGGAGTGTATTTCCGCTTTATGGGCGGAATAGAAGTCATTCCAACAGACACATTCTACAAGCTGGTTGTTCTGCGCCAGTACAAGTTTGGCGAATCGTTTCCTTGCGCCCGTTTCACGGTCATTGTAGCTGTGTTCCGACACGTCGGCTACGGTTACGCAGACCGTGGCTCTTCGGCCGTCATTCTCGTCCTTGAGTATCTCCTCCAGGGATAAATAGCTCGCCTTTCCCTTGACCGCGGCGCGGGCCTCGGAATTGTCGAATATGCGTCGGTAATCGATGCTGCCGATACCCGAAACTTCGATCTGGAGTCTTGACCAGAAATAGTGTCTGTCACGCATAGATTCCGGAAAGTCTTTCTCGGGGAGCTCAAATCCGAGTTCTTGCGCCGCTCGTTTCAGGACGGAGTGACGTTCGGTTACAGCCTGAATATTTTCTATTCGGTCAAAACAGCCGGCAAGTATCATGTTCTTTACATGACGGGCATTGACGGGAACCTTGACCGCCTCATCCGGGTTATCCGGGTCGTCCCAGTATTTGTACTTTTTGAGCTTGTAGCGAAATATCCGGTGGATGAAGTTCTCGATACTGAGGAAAGGCCCCTTTGCCCGTTCTGTCACGATGTATTCCACGGTTTTGATTCCCACCTGTTTGATGCGTGTCAGGGACCAGTAAATTTCATCCGTGGTATAATCGGTGAAAAACTCCACTGTAGAGTGGTTGATGTCAGGAGGTACAATCTTGGCGCCCGAGCAGCGTTCCATCTCTGACATAAGAGCCGGGATTTCCTTGTCATCGGCCCATTGCAGGGCGACCGTATAGAATGCCGAGGGGAAATTGGCTTTGAGCCATGCTCCGCAGAAGGCTGTCAAGGCGTATGCTGCCGCATGGCTCCGATTGAAGGAGTATTTTCCCGCTACTTCAATCTTATGCCAGATCTCTTCTGCTTCATAGTCGGGGCAGCCGTTACGGATGGCTCCTGCTATGAAATCGACCTTTAATGAGGCCATAAGGTCGGCCTTCTTTTTGCCGATGGCTTTGCGCAGGTAGTCTGTCTTTCCCAAGTCAAACCCTCCGAGAGTATGGGCCACGGACATGAACTGTTCCTGGTATACCATAATTCCGAATGTGTTCTTGGTCGCCTCATAGCAGCCAAAATTGTATACCGGCTCTACTTCTCCGCGTCTGAAACGCACATAGTCATCCGTTGCCCCGATATCGAGTGTTGCCGGGCGGTACAAGGCATTGATGGCGATCAGGTCTTCGATACAGTCGGGGTTCACGTCCTGAATAAAACGGGTGATACCCGGTGAAGAGAACTGAAAAATGTTCTGCGTGTTCCCCTCCGACAGCAGCCGGTAAGTCTTCTCGTCATCCAGCATCTCGCCGGTAATCCTTTCTATGCTGAGCGACTGTCCGTAGTGCTCGTTGACCAGGCGAAGTACGGCACTGAGCTTGGCCAGTTCCTTGGTGGCAAGCACATCCTCCTTCAACAGGCCGATCTCATCCACGGAATAGCCGTCAAACTCGGAAACCAACGCCCCCTCCATTTTGCGGACGGGCAGAAAATCAAAACACTCGGCAGTTTGCCCATCTTTGGAGTCGGGCGTGACAATGATTGCCGAGGCGTGTATGGAAGCCGCCTTGGGTTGGCCAAGCACCATACGCACGTCTTCGATAACCTGCGGATACCGCTGGATAAAATCATAGAGCTTGCGGTTGGAGCGGGCAAGTTGAAAAAGTCCTGTCCAGTCCGTCGTATCGTCCAGCATTGCGGTGATGTAGTTGACGATGTGGTGAGGTATTCTGTGCACCCTCGCCACATCTTTCAGGGCAGCCTTCAACTTCATGGTTGTGAACGTACCCGCTGAAAAGACTCGCTGGCGGCCATTGACGTTATATCGTTCTTCAAGGTAATCCTTGATTTCCTGCCTGCGGTCCGAGGCGTAATCGACATCGATATCCGCCTTACGGGAGGGCGGAATGTCCGCCCTCCACAAGTCCTTTCCCCACGAACGAATCCATTACGGTGAATGCTTCATTCGCTTTTTTAATTGTTACGTTTGTCACTTTCA